AGCGTCTGCGATGCTTTGACCAGGAGTGTAGTAGGAAGCGGAAGCTACACCTGTGACAGGGAACTGAGCGCTCTTACCATTCTCGATGGTGCGTACTGTGTGTAATGCCTTGAAGATGTTGTTTTCTTCGAAGGTGGTGAGGATCTCGCCAGCAAACTTCTTCAAAAAGAGGGCGTTATCGTTATCGAAACTTCCTCCTAGTGAATTAATTTGACCGACGCGTGATGGAAGTGTATCTCCATTAGCCATAATTATTATCTCCTTATTTTTAGATTATTGTTAGTGTTTAACTGACTCTAGCGTCGAGTTCGTTCGAGGTTATCCTGCGCACAGGGCAACGATTTCTGTCTTCGTTCGATGTCAAAATTGTTATCTCCGTCCTCCTGGTGTGAAGTAAAAACCTACGATCATAGGTAATACTACCGAGCATTCAAAGAGGCAGAGATGTCCTGTTGTAAGAACCAAATTGGTTTGCTCTGCTGGAAAACTGAAGAGTCCGAAAAGTATCTCTGTTCTCCCTTCCCCTGTAATGTTTGTTGTACTGAGGAGCGGGACGCTTGGATAAATTGCTGTGAGGCACGTGACGAATCCGATCGAACCCATTCCGATGAGTGCGAGCATCCGGCGTGTAGCACGAGTGAACATACCGCCATCACCGCTATTAAGACTTTCCTGAAACTTAACTGCAAACTCATTATTCCTAGCCTCCCTCGCCATTTCTAGTTCATACTTTTGTTGACGATTATCGGACAGCATACCAAAGACTCCCTTCAGTACTGACCCCATAGCGGCACTACCACCGCCTGTGAGAAATAATGTCAACAACTCGAACATACTATTAAAAGTTAGATGCGGCTAAACGGCGATCCAATTCTGCGTGATAAGCTTTATCTCCGCTCTTGTACTTAGGATCTTTCATATACCGACTGACTTCTTGCATCGAATTAAACGGCATAGTAGAACTACCTGTAGTACCGCCTGTAACGAGCTTAGGGCCTGTCGATCCAACCTCAGATTTATAACGAGCATATAAACCTTTTACTGCGAGCTTGGCTTGCTGGACTGTGCCGTTGTTTACAACTTCGTTAAAAGCGTTGAACTCATCGTCGTCAAGATTCTTACCAGCCCAATCGGACATAGCGTCGTACTCGTCTCCCGCTGATCCTCTGATCTGATTAATCTCGACTTCTTCTAACGATTCTTGTCCCGCTTTAAAACGATCAACGAGGTCACGACCAATACCAACTTTTTCTAAAGCTTCGTAAGTTTCGTCAGGGATCTCTCCACCATTTTCGTAGTAATGTTTACTAGCGTCGCTAATAAGCTTTTGAGTTTCTGTAAATTCATTCTCTGATTGTTCAGGTTTTTCTTCCTGTTGTTCTTCTACTTGTTGTTCGGGTTCTTCTTCTTTTGCCTCTGTTCCCATTTTCGATTCAAGTTCGCCGTAAGCTTTTGCGAGGTCTTCTGCTGACTCAAACTTCTCAGGTAACCATTCTGGGCGTTCTTGCTGTGCTTGAGGTTCTTCAGCCTCCGTTGCTTGCTGTTGATCGGGTTCAATCTCTGCTTGTGTTGGTTCGTTTATTTCTACTTTTTGGTAATCTGCCATATCGTTTTATCCTTCTTGTTGTTGTGTTGGTTGTTGCTGTTGTTGTTGAGCCATTGCGTTAATAGCTGGCCCCATCGCTGGAGCGCCTAGCTTCTGAGCCATCTCCGCCATTTGAGCTTGTTGCATAGCTTGTTGAATTTCCTCTTCGGTCTTGATCAATCCTTCGGTTTCGATACCTAAGGCAGTAGCACGACGCTTAAAGTAATCGCTAATATTAACATACTCTGCCACAGCTTGTGGCCCGACGACTTGACCAGCTCCCGCTAAGAACATATCCAAACGATTAAGATCATTACCACGACCGAGAGCTTCAACGCCCGTTACGATCGTAGGTTTGACTATATCCTTTGGTAGTTTAGGTAGTCTGTCTGATCATTACCACGACCGAGAGCTTCAACGCCCGTTACGATCGTAGGTTTGACTATATCCTTTGGTAGTTTAGGTAGTCTGTCTTTGCGTCCCATACGCTCCATCAAACGAGATACGAGCGGTAGTTGGAACTCTTGAGATAATATTGAATAGAGACCGCCAAGTGCAGCTTCGAGTTCTTGTGACAGCATTCTGATTTCTTCAGCGGTAACTCTCTCTGCGTCTCGGACGACACTACTATTCAAAAGGAATGCGTGGCTTAACCGGTCTTGGATCTGAGCCATAACGGTCTGAGCTACACGAAAGTCATTAAACTTATTCAGTTGAAGAACGGACACATCCGCTTCAGTACCTTGGACGATACCACCGTTTGGTGCTTCCGCTAATGTCCTCGCCCTGGTCGTACCGTTTGGATTGACCATGAACAGTACCTTGGCAGCAGCAGCGGAGCCTTCAACGATCGCCTTGGTCAACGACTCAAGCGACTTTAGATCGCCGATGTATTCTTCAACGAAACCACGACCGTAGTCTTCGCCATCAATACGTGTATAACGTAAAGGTATCCAAGGTGACTTGTCGATAGAATACGATCCTTTCGACGCTTCAATAACAATACCTTTAACATCTTGAGAAACGTAGAACTTATCTCCCTCACGAACGATGGAAGTATATAGGTCACAAGTATTATCTTTGGACTCTTTGTAAACTTCCTGACGAACTTCTTCAGGTAGCATCATCGGAGCTACGGTTTCCTTGACGGCGATATGAGTGACGTTACCCATTGCATCGCGTTTAACGACGTAGCGATCGGGCCTGAACACTCGCATCCCACCTTCATCAGGTAAGTACAATAACGCATTACCTGTGATAAGTAGATTCTTTAACGCTTCAAAAGCTCCTACCCTAAATGCTTCTACCTCAACCTCTTGTGAAACGGCTCTTTCAACTTCGCTTAAAGCTTGCTCTAACTCAGTCCTTAACTGCTCGGCTTGCTCATCACCCATCTCCGCCTTTGCCTTTTCAAGTTCATAACGATCTATGACCAGGCGAAAGAACGGAGCATTAGGCGGTAGCAACGCCATTAATAACTTAGATGCTAGATTGTTTACACCCCTAGCTCCAATGCCTTGGAACGGAGTATAGTACTTAGTATGTGGGCCATGACCTTCAGGCGGTAGCACATAAGGAATCGTCAATTCAGACGACGTCCTAGCACGGTCAAGAAATGTCCACCGTGTATTCTCTAAGGAAGTGTAAAGGCTTTGAGCCGTTTCGTATTGCATTATCTAGGCAGATTAACTCCTGAACCCTTCATGGCTCCACCAATCGAGGGTCGAGTAAGTTGGGCAGTACCACGCTTACGCTTGGTTTTAGCACCCGCTCTCTTACTAGCTTGAGCTGGTTGTACACGCTCCGCTGTAGCCACAGGTGGCGGGGGAGGAGGTGGAGGTGGAGGAGGGGGTGGAGGAGCTGAACCGCCGCACATAATTATACCTTTGTTGAGATTACTGTTGTATTTTGTTCGTCAAAAACATCTTGTAGAAACTCTACGACTTTCCGTTGCCCAACCTTCATCCATATCTCCCGCTCACTATCCTTTGGATCAGGACAACGAGAAGGGAACCGAGCGTCTAACATCTCGATCAATGACTTACTAAGGTCGGGCAATTTTCTGTCAACAGAATTTTCCACTCTATTACATATTTATAGGTTCAAACGGTTTTGGTCGAGATAAATCTTCATCTAAGTTTCCTGTAACCCGATGAATAAGATGGGAATACTTTCGTTTTTGTGCGGGTGTGAACTCGTCAGGCATCCATAAATATGTTAGTTCTTTCTTCTTTTTATTATACTGTCCCTTACGAATTAGGTACGCCATCCAAGCGTTGGTTAAAGCGTCTTCCTCGGTTAGTCCTGCTTTTTCATACGCCTTCATAACGGTCGTCCATGTTGCTCCTTCGGTGTCGAGCATTCGTTTAGCTCGTACTGTACCAATACCTGGTACGCCTTTGAATCCGTCAACAGAGTCGCCAGCGATGGCTTGCATGAGGTGGTAAGCGTTGGCATCTACCTCGCCTATATCGTGCATCTCATCTCGATTGAAGTCATAGAACTTACATGGTACACCCTTGAAGTCTTTATCAATAGATACAATTATTCTTTCGTCGTTTATATCGGGACGCTCGGTAGCTAAGATTGCTAGTACATCGTCAGCCTCAAGGTTAGGATATACTTCTATACCGTATGATTCACCTAACCATTCCCGTATAGGAACTAAACCGATAGGTGCGAACTTAGATATACGATTAGCTTTGTAGTCAGGGAACAGTTTACGACGGAAGTTATTACGGTCGCTGATAGCGAGTATAAAATCGTCAGCCTTGGTCTTACTAAGGAAGTAATCTAATCGTTCTTGTATCCATTGTTTAGCTACCGTAAGGTCGCTTTGAACTGACCATAATTCTTCAGCCCATTGGAAGTTTGTTTGTGCGATAAACGCAGATTGATAGGCGAGTACATCGCCGTCTATAAGTAATGTCGTTTTCATTTGTAATATATGCTCCAATTATTTTGGTACTTTTTGTATTTCGATTTGCTTGGGTTGTTAGGATATAGCTTGATTGTAATTGCCGTAAGTACATCCCTTGGTATCATCCACCATTCTTTTAACGGCGCTATGTACGCAGCTATTATATCTACATCTTTAGACATAACTTCTTTAGTCGATGCGCCACAACCGGTATTAACTCGATAAAAGCCGCTGTCTTTATTCGATGTACTTTTAACCTGTACCTTTAGATCACCAGCAGGGCAATGAACGATGTAGTCCCACGGCATTGGAGTCGTTGGAGTATGTGGCTCAAAGTTCCGCTCTAAACATTCAGCTATAAACCGAGCTTCTGCGATCGCTCCTATGCGTTGTGTGTTTGAGCTTGGCATGATGGTATCTTGATATTGTTGTCCCCAATCCCACGGTACGGAAATGTCTTGAGTGTCATATAAGTGTGCGATCGTAGTATAGCTGTCATATTGTAATTCGTCCATTTGTTAATGTGTCTCCGCCCAATTGTCTCCGATCTTAAACTCGCCGTCTAACGGGCAACGCATACCGAGATCCTCACCGGCTTTAACGATAGCACGGACTGCAAGATTACCAAAACGCTCCGCACGATCGGGTACTACTTCCGCTTGGAACTCGTCATGGATGTTCGCTACAAACGCATAGTCCTTGTTCTTTACCCATCCGTCGTTTCGTAGATGGTTTTCTAACAGGATTAAAGCCTTCTTCATTACGACAGCTCCAGCCGATTGTAACAAAGTATTCAACGCTGAATGCTCCGATCTGATCCGTAGTGAACGACCGTCTAAACCTGGTAGTCTACCGTACTTTATAACGCGCGTGTCTACTTGTTCCTTTAACTTAGCTAAAGCGGGTAGTGATTGCAGGAATCTTTTCTGTAGGATCTTACCGTCTCGTGCTGTACCACCAACTACATCGCCGATGAGAACGGGGCCAGCTCCGTAAAGAAACGCGTAGATAAACGTCTTGGCTTGATTACGTGTTTCTAATCCCGCTTTCTGCTGGTTGTGTGAATGGATGTCTCCTTCCAATAGTACCTTGGCATACTCACCACCATCGAAGTTAGCTAAGTAGTGGGCGAGCATTCTTAACTCAAGTCCACTAGCGTCGCACCCCACGAGTTTGTAACCATCCCCTGCCTTAAATAACCCACGGCATTCCGTACCATACGGCGCGCTTACAGCGGGGACTTGAGCGATGTTAGGAGACGAGTGTGTGCAGCGTCCTGTAACCGTTCCACCTGTGTTAACACGACCATGTATGCGTCCGTTTATTACGGAGTTTAACCACGAGTTATCACCGTCAATCAACATACCTAAACGCTTGGTGACCATGAGGTACTCGTTTAGTTTCTGAGCCGAAGGATGTTTAACACCTTTGAGTACGGACTCATCAATCTTAGGCTTACCGTTTGGTGTGAATAACTTTGGTTCCCAACCTAGTTCCTTTAACCGGTCAGCTATCTGATCTCTACTACCAGGATTAAACGGGATCTCCCTCGACTTAGGCTGAAGTTTTATTGCTTGTTTAGCTAACACTAACTTCATCTTTCGTTTACGAAGCTCGTCAGTAAGACCGCCTTTAGTCTCCGATATGATCTCGTCCCCATCAACCTCAAGCTTCCACCCACTTGGTGTCTTCATCTCCTCAACCACAGGTGGAAACATCTTTTGTAGATCGTCAGTTAACTCAGCTCGTTTACTCGTTAACTCCATCGTCAACTTCTCAGCACCCGCCTCGTCAAAAGCGAAGCCCCTTAACTCTTGATCTCGCATCAGTCTAGCGAAGTCATTCTCGATGTTTACCATCCGTGCGTCAGGCTCCGAGTCTCGAAGTTCTTGAGCGAGTCTACCTGTCAATATCGTATCCGCTTCACAATAGATTTTCATGTCTTCGTTGTATGAATCAAACGCACCTTCTTGCTGACCATAGTCGAGCTTTGGAAAGTTCAAGCGTTCGCCCCAAGCTCTCAAGCTATGTGACCCGATCAGTTCTTCAGGGAAGTTATCCCTAGCACGATCATCAGGAGCAATGTCAGGAGAAATGACGCGACATAAAACTAATGTGTCTACGATCTTACCTTTAGGATTGAACTCCTTTGGATATAGTTTCTTTAACGCTGGTATATCGAAGTTGATAATGTTGTGACCGACAATTACATCCGCCCTATTCAACTCGTTAATACCGCGTATGATACTATCCCCGTGGTAGGTTATGATCTTGTCACCCTCCATCTGATATATAGATAAGCAATGAACTACCTTTAGATCGGACAATAGAGCGAAGTCTTCAAGCCCGTTTGTCTCGATGTCGAAATATAATTTTAATGGTTTGATCATCGTTTAAAAAGGATTCGCATCCATCGTTTGATTGTTATTATTAATAGGTCTAAAACCCGTAGTATTCGTTTCATTTAATCTCCCTGTGTTTTTATCGAAGAACAATGTACCAGCTTCGCCTGTGTCTCCACTAAAGCGATTCTTTAATACACGTAACTTCGTTTGATTAGCTTCTTGTTCTGATTGTTGATTACGCTCCAAGCCTATCACCATGTCCGACAACTGTGGAATCGCATGAGATCCCCGTAGATGCGAGAGTGATGTGGCGTGGCCTTCTTCATGTCCACCACCTGGTGGTCGTTTTAAATGACTGACTAATACCATTCCGCATTGAGTCTCCTCAACAAGCGACCGTAGTCTCGTCATAGTATTGTCAATCAATCGTCGTTCATCATCGCCGTCAAAACCGCTGACAACAATCGAGAGATGATCAAGGAATATCCATTTGCAGTTCAGTCCTTTGCATAGGTATCTGATGCGGTTTAATAGATTGTCCGAGTCACAACTCCCGAAGTGATCGTAGGTATAGAAGCGTCCGTTTCCTACCGTCTCTTCAAAGACAGGTCGTAAAGCTTCGTGATGAACGTCGTTTTCAAGATGTAGTTGTTTACCTATGTGTAAGCCCATGATGCCTAACGCTGTCCGCCTGACGCTTTCTTCCAACGCTATGTATCCTACGGTCTGTCCCTCCTGTAGTAAATTATATGCTATCTCCCTACAGAATAATGACTTCCCGATCCCTGAACCCGCACAAAGCGTGACCAACTCACCGCGTCTAAGCCCGTGTGTCTTCTCGTTTAGTTGCGAGTATGGATACGGAACTGTCTCGGCGTTGTTAACTTCTACGATCTTATCCCACAACTCTTCCATACCGACGATACCATCAGGTCGGTAGTCACGAGCTTGCCATATTGCGTCTACTAAATCCTTTGACCGGTTAGCTACCAGCATATCATTCGGATCTTTCAACGGTAGTTCAGCTATCTTCGCTTTACCTGGCGATAATAACGCCGCACATTCGGTCGCTCCTGATCGTCCTGGATCGTCCATGTCAAACATGAAGATCACTTCGTCGAATCGTTCGAGCCAATCGAGTGCTTGTGCGACATGGTTCTTTCCTGACTGCGCTCCATGCGGGATGGAAACGACGGGCCACTTGTTCTCGAAAGCTTGGCTCACGGAAAGAGCGTCGATCTCACCTTCGGTTACAACGACTCGTCTACCACCATCTCGCCATAGGTGCTGACCATACAGTCCTACTAACTCGCCTCGAACTTTAAACGATTTGTTAGCGAATCTGATTTTCTGACCTACTAACTTTCCGTCTCGACTGCGGTAGTTTGCGACCTGTGCTTGTTCGCCATCAATAGTCGCTATTTGATAGCCCCACTTCTTACAAGTCTTTTCAGTTATATTCCGCCTTGTAAGGTCGGTGTATTCTCCGTTGGTAATGAATGCTGTGGGTGGTTTATTGGGTTGTTCTTGTTGTGGTTCCATTCGTTTGTTGGGTTGTGTGGATTCCTGACAGCTAAAGCAATATGTCGAGTTGTCTACGTAGACGCATCGGGCATCGCTTGAACCACAGGATGTACACGGCGTGTGCATTTCTTTGTATTCAGCCATGATTTTGGTATAGTTTTATCACAATATTTTATTCCTTTCTTTTCGCACCACATAGCGTAAGTAGTCTTACTACCTTTGCGTATTTTATTTGATGCGTTTTGAAAGCAAAGACGGACATCGAGTTCGGGGTGCTGTTCCTTGATAAGCAGATGCTTCGTTCTATCCTCACTTACCCATAACCCTTTGGTCTCAACAATGATTCCATTAGGTAAGATAAAGTCAGGCGTGTATGTTGCTACCCGCATATAGGAGACCTTTAAACTTTCGTACTCGAACTCGATGCCCAACCGCCGTAAATAGTTGGCGGTCTTTGCTTCGAAGCCTGAACGAAATTTAGAAGTCTGCTGCTGCGAGTGGTTTCGCTTCTTCCTTCGTTTCCTCATTAGTTATTGGTTCTTCTTTGAACTCGTAGGTTTCACCGCCATGTTTGTAAGCTTGTTCCTCAGCTTTAAAACCGGTAACGCTTTCCGAAGCTCCGACTTCGGCTAACTCAATAATCTGACAAGATATAGGTTCCAATGTCATACCGCATCCATGAGCGCCTACATTCCAAAACCTTACCTTTAGTCCAATCCTTACTTTACTTCCTGATCCAACTAGAGGTACATCATTCTTAATCGGTTGTGCTTGACCGTCTACAAACATAGTAGCTGCGGCTGGAACAACGACAGGATCTCCGATGTTAACGGCTTTGCCTTCCTCGACATCACGCTTATTAGCTTTCATGTTGTAAGCCGCTTTACGCTTTGTCTTGATGTAGTATTGACCGTCGTCATCAATCTTGAATGGTGTAACGGCTTCTTTCTGAGCTTTACCTTTCTTTTGTGACTCGGTTTCTATGTACTGCTCAAACGCTGGTTTGATCTCAAGCTTTAATGCTTCCCAATCTTTTTGGTCGAGCATCAACTCGCAACGATACAATCCATGCTCCCCGTCAAACTCACCCGTGGATGGGCTTTTAAGGTAGCAGTAGCGTGTGGTTCCTATTGGTGTGATTACGTTCATATCTCGTTTTTATCTCCTTGTTATGCGAAGTAATACTCTGAGTCGATAACGTAGTTTGGATCTAATGTTCCATACTCAGGTAACTCAGGTAGTTCCTTCTCTGTTTGTGTTGTGACTTCGTCTCTAAAATTAGAGAGTATGTCGGTTGAAAATATTTCTGCTGTAGATTGTCTAATGATTTTTCCAAGTGTACAACATTCTGTACAATGAGTTGCTAAACTGTCATGTACCATTGCAAGCGAGTCTATGCCCGACGCTTTGGCGTACAACGCCGTCTTCTGAGCGACGCTTGCATCGAGGCTATGAACGAAATTAGGACTGATCCCGTTTGACTGTCTTGGTTTATTAACCTTGCCTTCGATTTCCTCACGACATTTTAAGTACACAATCTTATCCCCAAGCAAAGTACCAATCCTCTTAATCGTTCTAGCACAATAGTTTTGTTCGACCTTCATTCCATTTGGTGTCGTCCATTTGACTGGTAAGTTTTCTTTGTTCATTACTTTTACCACGTCACGAAACCAAGTCATTACCTTGTTCTGTTTCTTTAAAGCTTTGTTCATTGCCGTCCATACCAGCTCGGTCAGGTAGTTTAAAGCTTCAGGTGTATCCCGTAAAAACGGGTCATGCTCGTTCGCTTCTGCCTTTTTATGAAACCAATCGCTCAGTAACTCCCGACAAGAATATCTTGTGCCGCCGTATGGCTTGACCATGCACG